ACTATAGGCAGGAGCTAAATTTCTAAATAGAACTGGATTAAAAGTAAAATTCGCAGACCATTTAAACCAATTATTTAATCCATCAGTAATATGTGCATACGTAAAAATAAACATATCACCGGGAAGATACGCGCCCGTAAAACCCCCAAACACAATATACGTCTAATCCCATGAAGTCGCTTGAAGATATGTACATTGTGTTGGGTTATTTTCTGCATTTGGAATTTTAAGATAAACCTCTCTTCCGTTCTACATGGCTGCTTTGGCATCATTATAAGCATTAGCATATTTATTATTCCAATCAATAACAAGGGCATCTTGAGGTAAAGGATTATCTTCAAAATAATTACTAATGGCAGTTTCAATCTGTTCAGGTGTTAGATTAATTCCGCCCAAAGCTTCCCATTTACTTCCATCCCAGGCATATTCATTTCCATCTTCGTTTACATGCCATAAATCACCAGTCTAATTTCCAGACTATGGCAAACTACTAACATTTTCTTTAGTACCTTTCCAAGACATACCAGTAACAATGCTACTAGTCTTCCCATCAACATATTTTTTACTTAAAGCATAAGCAATTAAACCATCCAAATTTAATCACCTCGCTCAAAGAATATTCCATTCGCCGCTGCTCATCTTCATTTTTACATGAAAATTTCCACTTTCATTTACTTCTACGATTGTGCCTGCGGGTGCATCACTAGGAATTTGCGAAATCTCACTATCAGATTCCACGTAATATGTCTATAATGGAATATTATATGTATTACCTTCAATAATTAATTTCATATTTCCTCCTTAAAGTGTGTGGTAGAGAAAAACAATAATTACTTATTTTATTTCTCTTTATACAAAGTAGAAATCTACTCTAACTGCTATAAAAATTGGGAGTAAATGAATTACTCCCAAAATTTTAGTTCATAAATTTATCATAAAAACGATTAAGAACAGCAATAAACTCTTCACGAGAAAGGAATTTCTTAGGCATAAGATTACCTTTTTCATCACCAGTCATAAGGCCAGTTTCTTTACCCCACTTTAAATTATCCTCTGCCCAGCTAGATGCGGGCTTATTAGCAAGACCTGCAATCCAGGCATCAGCCATCTTATTAAATTGCTCTTGAGTCATATCTTCATCCTCCTAATTTAGATTCGCAGTTACTCTGCCGGCCAGCTCAGGAAACTTACTCCCAAGATAAGGGCCGGGGCAGTTTGTATTCGCAAACCACTAGTGCATAGTTAATAACATTTCATCTGCTTTTGGCTCATATGCAAGCGCAGTATTTTTGTCTGAAATCCATAAAAGCTTTTTCTTACCATAGCGTCTACAAATATCAGTACAAAGATTTACTAATGCATTAAAAGCCTTATCACTTACTGGCCAATTACCGCCAGTTGCACTATTACATACTTCAAATGTAATGGCGCGATTATCATTTGCTCCAGAACTAGAAGTCCATGGGCGATTAGTTTCCTCTACACAAAGACCAATACGTCCATCATTACCTACCACATAATTACAAGACGCGCGCGTTGAGGACTTTGAGAACCAGTCAAGTGCTGACTCTACAGACAGAACGCCCGCAGTATGGTGTGGAGTTAAACGATCAATTTTATGATTACGAGGCTTGGAGCAATTTGGGGAGAGTTTTGTAACATTTACTAAACGGCTGTTACTCATCTTCATCATCTCCTTTACCATTTGTCATTTCTTCAAGAGTTTCGGCGGTAATTTCTCCTCGAAGCTCTAGTACTTCATTATCTAACATTTTAGTACCTCCTATTGGGTCTAATTCTAAATTTAAGTCGCGCGCGAGTATAAGAACTCTATATTTCTTAGTAATTTGACTTTTTAGAAGATTTATGGTATAATTATTATATATAAAATGAAAGGAAGTAAAAAAAGATTACTTAATACAGAATATTATCTTAAAGTATTTAATACTTATAAAAAAAATAGTTTTATTTTAAAGAAAATATAGAAGAAAAATTAAAGGAGATATTAAATGAACTATACAGCAAATGATATAGTATCTCTATCAGCAGGCCGCGCTTTTAGGGAAAAAATAGGTATGTATCTCTCTGCAGATAGACAGGAAGCTATTAACCTTGGACTTCGTGAGCTTATTGTAAATGTGCAAGATGAATATGAAGTATATAAGCCTGAATACCCCATTTTAACTATTGCACTAAACACAAGCACTCATGAAATTCATGTAGAAGATAATATGCGCGGTATCCCAGTAGGTATTCGTGATGATGGAATGAATTCATTAACTGCTGCTTTTCTAATTCCTCATTCTGGAGGTAAACATACAGAAGGCGTATATTCTAGTGCGGTTGGAATCAACGGGGAAGGAAATAAAATTGTCTGCCATACTGCTGAATGGCTTGAAGTCCATGTAGCTCGTGACAATAAAATTTATTATCAACGCTTTGAATCAAACGATGAGGGTGCGCGAGCCATTAATGAAGTGCAAAGTGAATTTCAATCTATTTCAGATATGGGTAGAACTGGCACTGCAATTGACTATAAACCAGACCCAAAAGTATATGGCGACATCTTTATTGATATAGAAGCTCTAAGAAAAATGCTATCAGAAATGGCAATGTTCTCAACTGGGTTACATATTAATTTATATGTTGATGGAAAAGGAGAAAAATTTTATTCTCAAAGTGGATTAATTGATGGCCTTTCTAAAGAAAATAGATTATCAAAACCTTTTTCGTATCATTATGAAACTCCAGACTGTAAAGTAGACTTAGCTCTTCAATGGGTAAGTAAAAAAGGAAAGATTCGTGGTTACGCTAATAATTTGTTCATGCCGGATGGCGGTGCTTTTATTAGCGGTTTTAAAACATCTTTAACCCGAACTTTCAATTCACTAGCAAAAACTAAATATGATGGAGATACTATCCGTGACGTACTTGATGGTTTTGTTAGTGTAAAAGTAAAAATGGGCCAATTTACAAATCAACAAAAAACAGCTCTAGCAAACCCAGAGGCGCGCACAGCAACATCCACCGCAATCTCTAATGCTCTTAAAGAATTTCAAGTCAAGCGGACAGAAGATTTTAATAAAGTAGTTGAGCTACTCAACAAGATCGCCAAGGCTGAAGCTGCCGCCGAGCGCGCGCGCAAGCAAGTTCTCGAAACAGAAAAAGAAATTAATAATGAAAAGAAAAAGCGTGTTATTCTAGCCGATAAATTAAAAGATTGCCAAATTCATGGCCCAAATAGTGGCTCTGTACTGGCTATCTGCGAAGGAGATTCGGCATTAGGTGCTTTAGTTCAAGCCAGACCAATTGATAAGGTGGCTTTAATTCCAATTCGAGGAAAAATTATTAGCGCATTAAAGCATCCTGATGAAAAAATTCTTCAAAATGCAGAAGTAAAAGCAATTTTTTCAGCATTAGGCTGTGGATTTTTTGACAAATATAATTCTTCAAAACTAAATTATCAATATGTCGCCTGTGCCAGCGACTCTGACGCAGATGGTGAAAATATTTTTTGCCTGTTGCTTACATTATTTTATTATATGTGTCCACAACTTTTACGAGAGGGTCGCTTTTTATGGATGAGAATGCCATTATTCGTATTAAAATATAAAAATAAAACCCTTTATGCTTTTAATGATACAGAAAAAAATGATTTAATTAAAAAATACGGTAAGCCAAAAGAGTTGGGACGAAAAAAAGGCATCGGCGAAAATGAACCACAAGAAACTGCTGAGGCTGTTTTTGGAGATCAAAAACGTTGGGAACAACTTATTATTAATAATGAGCAAGATTTTGTTGACGCAATTAATATGATGATGGGTAAAGAAGTTATGGGGCGAAAAGAATTCATCATGAAAAATGTTGATTTTTCATTAATTGGAGAATAAAATATGATTGGAATTTACAAAATAACCAATAAAATTAATAATAAAATCTATATTGGTTAGTCTATTGAAATAGAAGAAAGAATAAAAGAACATAAACGCATACCATTTCGTCCTACTAGCCCCGCTTATAACTATCCATTATATTAGGATATAAGATTATATGGATTGGATAATTTTACTTTTGAAATTTTATAGGAATGTTTGCAATCAGAACTAAATGAATTAGAAATTTTTTACATACAAAAATATAATTCATTTAATAATGGCTATAATTAGACGCCGGGTGGTGATTCTTAGCCACTCGGCAATTCTTCAAATCATCATATTTTAACACAAAAGGAAGTTGAAGATATTCGACGTCGCTATAATAATCATGAAAAACGTTGGGATGTATTTGAAGATTACAAACATAAAGTTTCTAGAGATACATTCGCGCATATATGGACTGGGCAAACATGGTGTTGGTGTATGCCAGAAGTTTTCACTGAAGAAAATATTAAATGGCATAAAGACAACTTAGGAGAATTAAAATTAACTAAAAATACAAAAATGACTACATCAGATGTTAAAAACATTAGGGCAAGAAAAAAGAACAAAGAAAAACGCAGTAGAGTATATGATGATTATAAAAATAAAATTTCATTTTCTGCTTTTAATGCAATTTGGTATAATCAATCTTGGAAAGGTGTAACTAATGAATGAATTAATACAAACAAATATATAAGATACT